AGCCATACACGCCAATCTTATAATCCTTAAGCGTTGACTTGATCTCTCCAAAGTAAGCTGTGATAGTTGATATGTGCGCTGGTTTAGCGTCGTAATCTACTGCAAAATAGATAGTCGACCCATGGGGTTGTCCAACGCCTTTAGCACATGTCATAGCCATTTTGGCATCTGCTGACCCTTGCCCTTGTTTAAAATACTTGACACTCGTAGGAGCAGTCTCATACACGCTTACAATCTCAAGTCCTGCACTAGATAATAGTTTAGCCTCTTGTGCAGTAAGAGCTTTCCAGGCTGATGGTCCTTTGGGGTCAACGAGATACCTTACAACTGTTTTAACACCGTCTTTTTTAATTGTATTTATAACTGAGCTTGTTAATTTGGTTGCACAGTCAATCGCTTGTACTGCTGCCATGCTAATCACTCTCCTTAAAATGTTTTATAAAGCAGAACAATCAATGTTATAAAAGCAAAAAGCCACCCACCCCATTGGCGGACAGCTTTTAAAATTGAGGAACGTTCCTCTGCTTTGGCTTTTAAATTTAGAACTACTGTTTCTACACCTTCAATTTTTCCACGGAGACCGTTGTATTGTTTGATGATGGTTCGTGTTTCTCTCATTTCTGTGCGCAAAGCAACAAAATCCTCTTTAAAATTGTTAAGTTGCTCGTAAAGCTCTTTGTTGCTGTACCATTGCTCGCTGTCTCCCATGATTGACACGCCCTTTAATCCAAAATAAAAAGATGGCTTTGTTTTCCCTCTTGTGTAACAATAACGACTCCGCCTTTTTGAGGTCGGATATAGACGTCTTTATCAGTTGCCACTTGTTTGTCCCTCCAATGCCTCTAGTCTCTTTGTTAAATCATCTATCTGCTCTTGTTGCTCGTCCACCTTAAACATTAGCTCTTGTACACCTTTAAGGGTTAATGAGGTGTAGTTGTGCTCATCAAGGTGCTCACCATCAGGCAATGACACCATGCTAGGCGCACCATACCCCTCCCCAAAAATAACGCCATAATGTTTAAAATTGATACCTTGACTTAAGTCATCTTTGAGATTATAAGAGTACAACCCTGTACTTTTGATAGCATCCCAAACACTGTCTGTCCAAGGCGTTATGTTAGTCTTAAATTTTTCGTGCGAGGACATTGTAAAGCGTGCAGCACGTATCTCCATGAGCACGTTGGTCGTACCTGCAAGGGTGACTAAGTGTATCCCACCTGACTTTGGTCTCGTATAGATGTTGTTGGCAGTGCTGTTAGGATTAGCCTCAAAAGCCGTTGTAAACAAGGTGTTAAAATAGCCATCTGCGTATGTAGCACCATGACGTACTCTAAAAGCACCACTTCCAGTGGTAAACACGTTCATGTCCAATCCACCACCTGACTCTGCACCATCGGGCCCAAAAGATGGATTGTTGCCATCTGGTCGATCACCGAATATGACCTTTACGCTTTGCGGATTTAGGATAATACCTTGGTTGGTATTGCCTGTTGTCATAACAGCAAGCCCTAATTCCGTAAATTTCGTTTGTCCAACGGGGAATCGGTTACCATTACTATCTATACCACCAAACTCAATGACTAGCTGACCCAATACAGTATCAATAATGTTGTAAATAAACTTAGAGGCATTCTCACCCTCGATATGCAAATGGTTACCCACTATCTGCAAAAAGTTTTTAGCATCTATGATCGATTGGATGGTTGCACCGTTAATTGTGACACCATTAAGTATCCCGGCATTGACCTCTCCAAGGTTTGCAACGATCGCTGATAACTCCATAACACTTATCTTATCAAACGTCACAGCTTTAGGGGCTATTTGATCGCCTACCACTTGTCCACCCAAATCAATAAAATCAGTTGCAGAGGCTTTAACCCACTGCCCAGTAGCCATGTCAAAGTGCTTGAGTACGTTAAGCGTCTCAGACGTGTCAATCCAAAAACTTGTCGTATCAGTCGGCTCTGTGTGACTTGCCAATATAGTGCTCTTACCATCTACTGCTGTACCAAGATTGATAACTTGTTGAGTAGCATTGTCTGCTGACTCTTTGGCATCGTTAGCCGCTTGACTTGCATCATCAGCTGCCTGTTGCGCTGCGTCAGCCTTAGCTCCGGATCCATCCCATACAGGTGAGCGACGTCCTACTTGAGATTGCAGGTCAGCAACCTGTTGCTCTTGTTTAAGATCAATCAGTTTGTAATCACCAAATTGGTAGACAAAGTCACCTGATGGGTCGTCAAGCTCAGGCATTTCCGTTTGTTTGACCTGTGCAGTCAAAAGCAGAGACGGTGTAAAATGGTCGTCTCTGATACGGACATTCATTCCTACACGTATTTTCTCATGCTTATACCCTTCGATTTGTTCGAGAGCTGCTGCTGTTACTTGATAAGCAACGGTTGCATCATTGACCAAAGAAAAGGCTTCACGTGTGGCTGCTAACATTTTTTGTTTATCAATGTCGCCGCCATCTTCCGGCTGATATTGATGGACACCGTATCGATGACGTCCTTTGTTATTCCATTTTGCAAAAGCTTCGGCGCTCTCAATATAATTTTTCCCACCATTAACATCTTCAAATGTCACCAGATGTCCATCAGCATCATACGCATAGCCAATCATACGCGTAATGATGTTATCACGATCTTCTTGGCGATCTAATCCCGTAATGTCTTTGTCAATGTTCAACTGTTTTCCACTAAAATCATCTGAGGGTTCTAGAAGATCAAGGAAACGTGTGATTGTTTTTCCAATGATCTCCACTCTAAATTTTAATACACACCCAAATTGATCTTTTATTTGTTGCAGTGCAGCCAAAGGAAAGATAAAGTCTTTAAAGACAACATCCTTGATACCGTCAAAATCTACCTGGCCAAGTTGATAGGTGGTATCTTGTAAGATAAATTCTGCTGCCTCCCTTAACGTCACACCTGTTAATGTTGTCGGAGGTATCGGTCTCTCAAATCCAAGTGCATAGTGATCGCCGTCACATTGTATCGTTTTTAATAAACCGTTGTCGTCTTTATCATCAATACTTGATATTAAAAAAAGACGGTGTTGTCTGTCTTGATCTTGAGCAATCACCTTGGAAATTTTACTGGAATCTATTTGATAAGGGGTTGTAAATGCCAATGAGAGCAAGCTATTGTCAACGTCCTCTGTCACGTTGCTTTGGTTATACCATTGATTAGGACTTGGATTAACAAGGACATCAACGATTTGCTCATCACTATCAAGCAGATGTATCATAGGTCAGCCTCCCTATAAGATGCTTTGACAAACACCGCGTCAGCAGGATTGACCACTAAATTATTTTTTCCCTTTGCTAGCGGAAAAAAGGTAGCACCTACATCTATTTCTTGCATCAGACTTTCATCGCCATTGAGCATGATTTTTTTGAGTTGGTGGTCAAACGTGATAATATCCCCTGCATTAGCAATGTAGGGCACCTGGTTAGCTGTTATATCATTGATCTTAGCTACGCTTAGGTCATTGGCTGTTTGGGTAAACGTTTTGTAATCCTTGGCTTTAGCAATATAAATAATGATTTGTGATAAGGGGTTACTATAAAGATTTTCCACATCTATAAACGGCTTTGCGGTATCTCTTGCACTGTTGACACCTGTTACAGGGTCTACTTGAGCGGAGTAAGCGTAAAATTTATTGCCACGTCTCTCTAACCTAAGTATACCCTCGAAATTATTGTACACATTAAATTTATCCCCTGTTGTATCAATCAAGAATTGCTTGTTGAGTTGACTATCAAACAGGGCAACACGTGCATGGTTAAGATCAACCGATGCTGTTGTGTCCTCCATCCATAACCCACCAAAAATAGTATCGTTGTCATCTGCCAAAAAGATAGCGACTTTACCGACGCCAACCAATTTATTAAGACTTGTCATATTGATTCCAACTCTAAAATCTTGTACTGCTTGTGATAACGCACGTTTAACCGCTGGACCTACCCATCCGTTAGGATTCGTTCCATAACTAGCAGCGCCAAATGCAAAGGGTTGTCCTGCGGCATTTTTGACAACCTCCATAGCGCCACCCACAATACCGTCTGGGAGAGACGATCCACCTGCTAGCGCTGTCCAGTTAACAAGACTGGATAGGTTATCTGATAAGACACTCTCAAACTCAGGTACTTCTTCGCTGTCCACATCCACGGGTTGTCCGACCTGCATGTAGGCATCGTCTTTAACGATTTGTAACAAAGTAATCGACTCCAGTACCTCAGCTGTAAATACAGGGTAGGTTTCCGCAGTACCCTCATTGTCAATGGTTGGATCAGCCTCGCCACCTGTAGGATCATTAATGGTTTGTGTTTTTTCAGGATCATAAGCGTAAGGATCTGGAGCCATTAACGTGATCGTTCCCTGTCCCACTCGTGCTATTTCTTTTATTCTTTGGACACTTTGATCGGATAGGACAGCATAATACACTTTATCAGGCTCATTGTCTGAGATATACTCTCCAAGTCCTTTTTCCGGAGACAACCAATCCGCTAACGCTCTTAATCGTGACTCATAATCTTGTAAATCTGATCCTGCAAAGCCTATGGTCAAAGGGATAGGACGCATACCTAACTTAGCAGACACATAATAGGATCCAGGTATGCCAGGAAAATCAATCGTATTAAGGGTTGTAGGAGGTAAAAAATTTGGGTCCGTTTGGACAGATAACCCAAACGTGTCAGAGTGTATCCCTCTATACATGATGCCCATTAGCGTATCCCCCTTGCTTTTTGCGCATCGGATTTCAGACGATTGATTTCATCGTTAGTAAATTTAGCCGTTGATTTCGCAAAACTTTTTCCATCTAAATTAAAATTAGCCGATACACCATTTGGCAACACAATAATTTCTCTTATGACTTGAGGTTGTTGAGCAAGCGATGGTGACATGACTTGATGGGCTTGACTCACAGAAGCCAATTGAGAAAAATTAGCCATTTGATTAGCTATTCTAATTGAATTATGATGATCAAAAACATCTGCACCTTTTGGCAATCTCACAAGTTCTGGACCTTTTTCTCCAACAACAGCCAATCCTCCCTTAAAATTTTTAAAACCTGTAGCTCCGTGAGGAAGGGCATCAAAGATATGTTGTTGTGTGTGCGCTGGTAAATCAACATTTACAACGATATTTTTATAAATTCTTTTAGCTAAAGCGTTGTTAATACGGGTTGCATCTACAAGAGTATCACCTGTAAAAGTTATTTTTTTAACTTCTGATTTACTTAATCCCGAATTAATAGCTACAACTTCAGCTCTTGCTTTTTCTAGTGCTCTAATCTGGTCAGTAACTTTTCCTATTTGTTTGTCAAACTCTGCTGTGTTTAATTTGTTGTGATTGTATTCGTCTATAATCTTATCCTTACTTGTTTCTAACTTGCTAATGCGCGTATCGATTAAATCTACATAATTTTTTGCACCTGCAATTTGATCGGATTGTTTTTTGGATATTCCAGCTTCCTGTAGGTTAGCAGAAACAAGTTGTCTATTTATTGCATCTAATTGGCTTTTTTTCTCCTCCAATTGATCTAGTTGCGCTTTTGTCTTGTCGTTTTGTTTTTCTGTAAGCCCTAATTCTTTTGCTATTGCCGCTCTGCCGCCCTCAAGAACGGTCAATTGTGCCTGTAAATTTTGACCAAGCAAGGAGTTAGCATCAACTTGTTTCAACTGACTTTTTACACGTTCTATTTCTAATTTGTTCGCATTTTCATTAAAATTGTCAAGTTGTTTTTTTAGATAATTTTCATAATCCAGTCCGTCATTATAATCCTTTTGCTTACTGGTTATCTTTTCTTGTAATGTTTCTTGATTACCCATAGCTATATTTCTTTGTTCTTGTAATTTGCGTATTTCATCGTCTAAAAAAGCCTTATTATATTCTTTAACCTTTCCTGTTGTATCTGCAACCCTGTTGCCCTCGTCTGTAATAACTTTTGCTGCGCCTGGTATTTGATCGGTTATCTTTTTATTAAGGTCTAGCAATCTGTCAAATTGATCATTAGATAATCCGGATTTTTTCTGTAAGGTATCCATTTCTTGTGTAACATTTTTTAGAGCTACAGGATCTTTGTCTTTTTTGAGATCATCCTGCAAATCAAGATAATTTCCAAATTCATCATTCGTTAATTTAGATTTGCTTCTCAATTGATCAAATGAATCAATTAGTTTGTTATTAGACTCATATTGTTGTTGAGCACTATTTGCTGCATCTAAAGATACTTTTTGTAACTCTTGAGACGATTGACTTGCTTCTTTAAAATGCTTATAAACCTCAAATCCTGCAATTCCTAGTGCACCCAACACGCCTACAGTTAGTCCAACAGGACCTGTTAAAGCAGTTAATACGCCTTCTAGTCCTATTCCTTCACCCGCTGTAGCAGCTATACCTCCTGCTGCTTCCACTTTTGCTGCATCACCAGCTAATTTTGCTTCTGTTCTAAATTTACCTAACGTGCCAATAACCTTGCCCAAACCACCTGTAAGCAGTTGGACGGGTTTTAAAACAGCGCCTACACCTAAAGCAACAGGTCCTATAGCGGTAGCAAATAAGGCCATATGAATAATGTTTTGTTTTTGTGTTTCATCTAGATTGCCAAACTCATCGATGAGGTGTGTCGTTTCTTTTATGAGTGGCAATAACTCAGGGACTAATTCTTTTCCAATTTCTTGTTCCATCACCTGAAAAGCGGCCACCAATTGTTTCACTTTGAGTTGAGCATTTGTTCCCATCTCTTTGGATAATTTTTGCGTATAGCCTGTCGCGTCCTGTGTCTGTTTCGACAGGTCTCTTAAGGCATCCCCACCTTGCGACAACAACACATTGATTGCTGATTGCGCATTGAGTCCAAAAGCGATCGTGACAAGGCGTGTTTTTTCAGCTTTATTGAGTCCTTGCGTATGGGTATTGATCGTATCAATGAGATCAGGCAACGTAATAAATCCTTTGCTTAGATCGTCTGTATTAACGCCCATCTCTTTAAAAGCGGCCGCACTGTCTTTGGTTGGCTTCAACAGACGTGACATTACTTCGCGTAAGCCCGTTCCGGCTTTTTGTCCCAAAATACCATTATTAGACAAAAGACCAATCGCGGAAGCCGTGTCTTCCAGTGTAAACCCAGCCGCTTGAGCGACTGGACCCACATACTTCATGGCAAAACCCATGTCACTAAATTCTGCTGCTGTTTTATTGGCCACAAAGGTTAGGTCATCTGCCGCTCGTTGTGTATTACGCATCATAGTGTTGGTATCTTGCGCTTTTAACCGAAATTGCTCGACTGTACTCGACACAATATTCATGACTGTTCCAAAATCATCACCGGACGCACGTGCGGCATCTAATAATACTGGCATCGCACCAATAACCTGGTTATAGGTAAATCCCCTTTTGATTAATTCTTCCGTTCCTGCGTTGACGTCGGAGGTAGATTCACCAAATTGTTGCGCCCATTTCTGTGCGTCTTTTCCTAGCACTTGTACTTGATGATCTAACGTTTCAGAGCTGACAGATCCATCATTCAGCAAAGCTCGTAGAGTGGTCAATTCTTTATTAAAATCTAAAAAGGACTCGACACCTTTGCCAAGACCGACAGCAAGTGGCAACGACACGAGAAAAGAGGCACTCATGCCCGCTTCTGTTAATCGATCAGATGCCTTTTGAGCATTGGTCGATATTTGACCGAGTGCTGCAGATGTTCTCGATGTGGATAAGAGTTTGACAGACACACGACCTAATTCAGCTTCGGTATTTTTCATGGCCACAATAGCCTTATTAAGTTCCAACTCAGCCTTTTGTGTTGCGACATTATCAGCACCTTTGGCCAATCGCAAAGCCTCATATTTTGTTCTTAAAGCGTCAACTCTTTCTCCCTGTATGGTTAAGACATTTGATAATTGCGCTGATTGTTGACGGAGTTGGGCCGTCGATTTACCAAAATTCGTCGTACCTGCAGTGAGTACACCAAACCGACTGTTTAACAGCTCAATCTGTTTGTCCATCAAGCTGACAGACTCATCGACTCGCACGCCCGTTTGAAACCAAGCGCTTTGCTGTTCTTTAAGACCAACGTTGACCAAATCCAACTGTTTTCTAAGCGCTTGTTCTTGTGCTTCGGTCGTGTTGACTTTGATTTGATAATTTTGTAATGCCGTGACATTGCGGTTTACCATCTGTGTTTTTTGCTGGAAAGCTTTCTCCAATCGAGAGACTTCTTGTTGTAACACTTTCGTCTCTTCAGCTGATTTGCCATACGTTCGATTGGCTTCATCTAATTGGATACGTGTCTCGTCCAATGCTTTTCCGAGCCGTTCTTGTTCAGTCACATTTTTTTCGAGCGTTTGACTAGAGGTCAGCAATTGTTTTTCGTAAATGCCTAGTTTTTGTTTTTGTAAATCTAGTTGTTTATTTAAAGAGAGTGACTTGACGTTTAATCCTTCAATGCTGTTGCCCATACCAGTAATCGTCGCAGAAGCATTCTTAAACTCACTTTGCACAACACGCATTTGACGATTAATTTGTTGCACCGATTGTGCAAAGCCGTTTTGTTGCATAGATAATCTCAGCGCAATATCTTTCACCACTTGATCCACCATGCTGTTCACCTCCTCGCTTGCCTAAAAAATTTGATCAATATACACCTTGTTATCAGCACTTTCGAGTTGATGCCATTTTTTATATTGACGCCATAACGCAATCAATTTTCTCGGTGTCATACGCCAAAACGTATCCTCAGACAATCCTAATAAGACCGTGCCCATATACACTAACCAGTCCCAATCCCATCCAGATTCATTGTTTGATTGAGACTGGTTTACGCGTTTTTTTCTTCTTCTTCATCCGTTTCTGGCATGCTGGGTGTCAAAGCTTCTATGATTTTTAACGATACGTCTGTTAGATTGGGTGGAAATTTGCCAACGTCGGCGATCGTCAACGTCTTATCCTCATGGATGAGTCCAGCCCACAAAAGCGCACGAATAGCTTTCGGTGATCCCGATAAAAAGCGCCCATAAAATTGCTGGAAGCCGTTGGACTGTTGCGTCGTCAAATCCGTTAATGTCGTGCGCATCTCAAAAATTTCTTCTTGATTGAGCTCTTTTTTACCGATCAATCCCTCTGCTAATAGCGTTATGGATTGATAGAGTGTATCGATGTCACTTTCTGTATGATTCGTCTCTGTATAATGATTTTCTAACTCACAATAGGCATTCATGTCATAGACCAACGTGCGTTCTTTATCTAAAACAATCGGTACTTTTTTAACAGTCATGTTATTGGCCATAATCTACCTCCTCAATATAAAAAAAGAGGGCTTAATCGCCCTCTTCTACGGTTTCAAACTTTGTAATGCTGCCACTGGTCATCGTATAACCCGATATGGATTTAACATTTTGAGTCGCCATGGCTAAGTAGGTCGTTCCTGCCTCTAAAGCGTCAGATGGCGTAAACGTGACGACGGTTTTATCACTGCTAATGGATAAGGTTCCAACTACAGCTTCCCCATCCGCATTGATGACCAAAAAGACGCCTTGATTGACACTGGCTGTACTGAGCGCTTTATCAAACGTCCAAACGATCGGTGCATCCACAGAGACATCCGTTGCTTCGTTATCTGGAGAGACGGTCACTGTTGGGGGTTCGGTATCCACATTAGGTTCATAGACAGCATTAAACCACACGTCTGCGCCTGGAAATTTAGAGTCATCCTCCCTAAACGACGCTTGCCATGCATCGTCTCTATCTCGACGGATAAAACTCGCTGTAATCTGCGGATTTTGGAAAGCAGGCTGGTCATTTTTAGTTTGAAAAGCTTGCGTGACCACTTGAAAGATTCCTTTATATAACCATATAAACATAAACTTACCGTTAGACATTTCAGACATAAAGCCTATCGCGACATAAGGTGCTTTATCGGTAAACTTTTTAATTAAGACGCCATTGCTGTCAATGGTATGTCCAAGCACATCCGCCTGCACAGACGTGGCCAAATCTTCTTGCGTAAAGGTCACTGGAATATCGCCAAGTGCTGCCAATATGGAGACGGCGCCATCATCTGCAAAGTTTGTAGCCGAATTGGTTGCTGGCGCAATATTGCCATCTATCGCTTTGGCAAAAATTTTAACGGGACCATATGTTTCATCTTCTTCATTCATGATCGCATAGACTAATCGTTTCATTCCGATTGTTGCCAAACTAATCACTCCTCTAATGATTGGGTTATCGTATATTTCAAAACATGATGGACAATTTTCGTATCATTTTCGTATAACGTTTGCGCACCAATTCTAAAAAACCCCGTCGATTTCATGAGCACGTCCACGACATGGGCGATATCTCTGCGAGGCTTTGTATCCCATATATCCACCTGATAATATAGTCGAGCTGCTGTCGGTGCATCTTCCGCGTAATTGGCATCATCGTTATCAATTTCAAAAACGGTGATGCGTGGGAATTGATCCGGATAGACCGCTTCGATTTCCCAAATATACGAGCCACCTAACAACTCAACTAACTGTTGATCGCTTCTTAAACTGTTCAATATGTCAGCCATTAAATCAATCATTGGATACTCTCACCAATGGCTTTCGTCATGATGTCTGTGATTTCTTTTTCAGATTCATTCCCTGCAGGTAAGACAAAGGGATAGGGTTTCATTTTAGACGTGCCATTTTCCAAAAAACGTGCGCGCCATGCAGTCTTTTCAGTCGGGCCAATATGGATGGCTTTCACCCCTTCCACGGTTGAGATGCTACCCACTGTGATATCATCGATCAAATGTGTATGATCCTTATCCGATCGGTTCACATGACTGATCTCGGCTTTTTTGGCGACTTCTGCCGCCTCTCTTAACGCAGTATTCATGGCACGGTTGGTTTGTTGTGGGATTTCTTGTAAGTCTGCCATGACCTCATTCAGTCCCATAATTTCTAAGGATGCTCCTGCCATACCCTCACCTCTTTTTACTTGCCATATTTGGTACAAATCACATCAATCTCTTTCTCATTGCGCTTAAACGTCCGAAAGATCGTATACCGTATTTGGTTATAGATGAGGTGAGATTCACCATGATAATCTGATAACCACACGGTAAAGGAGATTTCCGGATTAAAATCCGTGCTGGCAGCAAAATAAAATTCGGATCGTGTGATTGAATTTTCTGTGGCCAACACAGCGTGTTCATGTGTTTCAATGGGTGGTTCAAAGGCACTATCCGGATTAGGGACAATGTCCAGCAACACAATCTGTTTATCTCGACGCATGTCCTCACCCCATCGCTAGTTGAGTGGCCAACATAATAAAAGCAGGGGAAAAATGTGCTTCCCCTGCTCTCACTTCCCATATATCTGTGACTCCCATGGTAATGACGCCTATAGCTGATTGAGTGGTTAATTTTTCTTCCGCCACACCGCCCTGGATTAACAAGGCTTTGACTGTGGCAATTTTTTGTGTGATGAGTCCATCTATAGCCTCGTTGGCTTCAGTTGATAGACCTAAGCCAATTTTGCATTTGGTCAATACATCATCTTCATCAGCCATGATCACTCACCGCCTTATTTACTTGCTCCGTTACCGACTGGTGGTTGTTCATCCTTTGGTGGTTGTTCATCCTTTGGTGGTTGTTCTTCTTGATTGGTTTTATTTTTACCTTTAGGCGTCTGTGCCGCTTGAATCGTTGTTGTAGAGGCTGCTGCTTTCTTCAGCAAAACCACACCAAAGCGATCAGCAAGCTTACCATCCGCAATCAAGTTGGCTTTGCTAATCCACTCATCTGTATCATCATTAAAATACCGTTTAAAGGCCATTTGCATATTGCTATTCAACATGTAATCCTTAAGATTACAGAGTATACCAAAAACCTCGCCTTCCTGAGCATCATCGATAGAGGGGAGATAATCCTCAACTGCAATGACTTCTTTGCCTATTAATCGTTCATCAGGTATACCGTCAATCCCGTAGGTGACACGGGCAACGGGTTGTCCATTTTTATCAACCATACCCACTATATACTTATTCCAATCGCTATCATTCATAATAAGTACAGATCCATTACGATAACTCCGTGGGATTTTACCGTACAGATTTGTCCATGTATTGTATTTGCTGATATCCGTATCACTCACGTCAACAATTTGCGCAGAAGGAATGTTGGTATCATTGATAATACCGAGTGGCTGTCCATTACCAGAACCTTTAATAATCGCTTCTTCAATTGCAATAACCATCGCCTCGATGACATTATCGGCAACGTTTTGTTCGAAAATAGGCAACGATACGACGTCTGCAACCAGCGTGACAGCAACACGACATTGTAACTTGTAATACGTAAAGGATATCTTCAAATCAACGGCTTTCTTTTGTTTGTCAGCCATCTCACCTTCACCGACCCATGTCGCTTTAGGTTTGAGATTACCGAGAGGAATTTCTACTCCGCCTGGAATAGCCGTAGGCGTGATACGTGCAAAAATACGTCCTGACTCCTTTAATTTTTCCACAATACGATTCATGATGGTCGTTGGAATGACCGCACCAATATCCCCTGTTCCTGTCGTGACATCTGCACGAAACTGAAGGTTTTCAGAGGGTTTGCCTGTTTTCACATAGTCCATAAAGGCTTGACGGTATTCAGCTGTGCTATAGGGATCATCCGAGCGTTCTGCAGGTTCGGTTTGTCCTCGGTCTAAGCCATAAGTGCCTAAAATCGCTGTTCTTCCAATAGGAGAAAGATGTGCATGCTGTTCATTCCCACGTGCGTGTGGATCACCAGGTGTGGGTTCTGCTTCCGGCTCTTCATCGTCTTCTTCCGCTTTGTCAGCCAAACTACGCAATTCAGCGAGTTCTTCATTCAATTGATCAATCGTCTCACCAATACTACGTACTTCTTCAAGAGAGTCTGATGCATCTGACTTCTTGATTAATGCTTGTTTTCTTTCTTCTTTTTTCTTGATCAAGGCTAATAGTTCTTTTTTCACTATGCTCACCTTATCCTTTCATCAAAATCTGATTTTTTAATTTATAGAGTTCTAGTTGCTTGCTCTGCTCGCTTTTCGAGCTATCCAGCTGAGACCGGACATTATCCAATGTCTTTGCTGCATTATCCAACACAGCTTGGTCACGAGCATGTATGTCAGTTCCAGCATAAGCCGGAAAATTGACCGCACTCACTTCTATTACTTTGGCTATTTCTTGTATGCGCCGTGTGGGCATATCGGTATCTTGATCTTCCCATGTGTCCTTAGCCACATAAAAAATAAAAGACATCCCATTGATGTCCGATCGTTTGACCGCACTATGGAGTGCCTTAGCTTCAGAATTATTATCCACATCTAAATCTGCTCGAATATGGAGACCAGATTGATCCACTGTTAACTGCATAGTGGACTGCTCTGTATTTCTTCGACTTCGTGCTAGCGGAATCTTCGTTAAATCGTGATTGACACTAAATAACACATCTTTAAAATCGGTTTGATCAAAAGCACCACGCTCAATGACCTCATTAAAATAGCCTCCAATATTAGTCATTTGATCATACACTGCAGGATGACCTTCAATACTTGTTCCTTCGTCAACAGCCCTTAAATCCATTAAACCAAAAGAGCGTTTGACAGGTTCTTGTTTAGTCAGTGTTTTCTTGACCATTCGGTTTCCCTCCTTTTTTTGCTTGTTGCATTTGATAAGCCGTTGCGATATCTGTATCAATAAAGTTTAAAGATATTGTTCTTCGATCGCCTCCAGGAATCGGCGAATATCCTAATAAAGCTAACTTTTGATTGTCTGATAATAGCCCTTGTTCTCCGGCTGTTTTTAAGAGATTGAGTTTAGCACTGGTATTGAGATACATCATATCTTTTTGGTAAAAAGCGATCTCATTGCCTGTATCCAATTCACGACCCGTAAATAACGTTTTCGTAAAGGCTTGCTTCAGTCCTAAAACATTAGGTTCTAATGTTTTTTCATAAAAAGCCTGGTACTGCGTGTCGGTATAGTCTCCGTTTAATATGGGGAGAGGGACACCTATATAACGTAATATCTTGTTTTCCAAGAATTCCATCGTGTCTTTATCAATAATCTTAGGATCCGGCTTAATATCTTGATAGTCACTTTTTACATCGGTGATCAAGATACCCGCTTCACCTTGTTTGATTTGTTTTTCAAATTTAGCGCGTTCTTTTTCTTGGGTTTCTCCGTCTACCATCGTATTAATTTTCATCAGACCTTTAATGGACAGACTACTCATCAGGGCCTTCGGCAACGTTTGTAACACCATATCATTTAACTTAAGCGTTTTAAGCAAGGCTTGGTTGTCGGGTTGACCATTCATTCCGCCACCCATGACATCGTTGACTGAAAACTTTTTTCGTAGGTGAATGACACTGTCATAAGGAAAGGTATACTTATCGCCATTGGCAAATCCCAACTCCACAAACAACTGTCCCGTCTCATCCTGCAAAAAGACCACTTGTTTCGGGTTAAGCGGATAAAATCCTGTATAACGCCGGAAAGGTTTGCCTTTACTATCTTGCAGATCCAAATAGGTAGGATAAATAAAGGCATTGTAATTCAAAAAGAGCTGCCATACGACTTTTTCCAAAAAATCACGAGTTGTCATGAGTTCATTCGGTGAAAATTTAAAAAGACGATTAATACTACTGCTCGTGACAACCTTTTGCACGCCATTTTTGTCAATGCGTATATGTTTCGGTTGCAATTTGCTAATTTCTGTTGCTATGACATCGATGGCCATTTGTACAATATCCGACGCGTACACATTTTCTCCAAACTGCGAAAAAATAGGACTGTACCCATCCAAAAATTTGGCTTGTTGTACCATCCTTTTTTTATCGTTTGAAAAGTAGTGACCGATATGGTTCATGAAATCTTTAAACGCCAAAGCCTCACCTCCTAACAAGTTGTAAAAATTCTGTGCGATTATCTATATAAATGCGATAAGCGATGATCAATGTCACCGCTCCGTCAATTTTTTTATCTTCCTGTCCTTGCACCTTGATAGGCATGATTTCTTCTTTACTGCTCAAGCGCAACGCTGTATTTTCTAGGCACCACTTATCAACTGGATTATTGTTGTAATTAATCAAGCCACTTTTCAAATCAGCCTCAACCAGCTTCATGGGATCAGACATCGCGCCAAATTCTTGCGAGACGCGCTGGCAATCAAAGCCATACCCATCCATTTCTTTGACCCAATAGGTGGAGGACCATTTATCGTATCCCGTTTTATAGACTCGGATGCCGTACGTTTTATACAATTTCACATACCACGCGGTCACCAAGCTAAAATCATTTTCATTTCCTGGACATACAGTGATATGTCCCTGCCGGATCCATTCCTTAAACATTTTTTTATCTTTTTCAGAAAGATAGCCTAATTTAGATTCCGGAATAAAATAATGCGACAATGTATATTTTTTTTGACTGTCCGGTTTCATTAAAACAATACGCGCACTGGTCAAATCCCCTGACTTCGACAAGTCAACTCCGCCAATACCAAATCCATTGCGGAAATCTTCGATGTCAAAGGTTTCTTGATTGACAATGTCCTCTGTTGTGAGCCACGCAGAGGCATTATTTTGTTTAATATTAAAATCCTTCGATAATACAAAGACGCGTCTAGACTTACTGGTCTTAGATTCATTAATCATTTTTCGCAAAAAATTCCAGCGTTTAATCTCGCCGATGCCTGGATTCGATTTATACCATGAGGCTTCATCTTGCCAAATTTCTTGTTCACCATCCTGCGTATAAAGCCAAATCAACCAACGCGGACGCTCTAATTCGCCATCTAGCACTTGTCGTGCTTCTTTCATGCGGTGATCCAAGTACCCTTCATTGACGACTCCTTCGGTAGTTAATTCAATATACAGTGGATCCATCTGCGTAGATAATGACTGGATTATCGGCATGATAGAGGTATCATCTTTCAGTTCATGCGCTTCATCAACAGCGCCCACTTTAATATTACGGCCTTCTTTTGCACCCGTCTTCGCCGATATTTTTTTGATCTGTCCCTTATTCTTATAGCTAAATTTTCCTTTGCGATTTTTACGCTTTGGATTGCCAAAGAAAATGCCTTTAATGTTTTTGCGTGTGACCTTGTCGAGTGTTGTACTCTCTTCACGCATGGAATCAATCGCTTGAAACATTAAATCCGCCTGATCATAATCGTTGCTTGAACATAAAATACGTGTCCCCATTTCTCCACAAAAAAACTCGGCCAAACAAAGCGCCGAGATAAGAGGTGTTTTGCCATTTTTACGTCCGACAACAAATAAAACATCTTGATAGAGTCTCACATCACCGTGTTTTTCTTCATCGTAAATCTTAAAGATATAAATCGCTTCGATAAATGCCTTTTGAAAGAGCATCAGCTTAAAAGGTTTCCCGGCAAACGGCGCTTCAAAGTGTTTGCATTCTTTTTCAATGAAATCAATGCGTTTATGCGCATCTGTAAAGTCAATGGTGATGTCGGGATCATCAAAATGTTCCAGCAGTCGATCTAGCTCGGTCATAAGTTCATGGCCAATGATGATATCGCCTGATTTGCATTGGTTGATATATTGTAATAAATAGGAGTGATCCAAATAAGGATAAAGATTTTTAGTCATTCATAGTCACTCAACGCCTCGTCATCATCATCAATCACATGCTTGCTTAAAATGCCATTCAATGTTTTAATGATGACAGCGTAACTGTTCACATTTTTAAGATATTGCCTCGATGACTCCACAGGCTTTTGTTTTGATGGATCCGTAGGATGGATAAGCACCATGCCTGTTCCTTCAAGCGATTGTCTCAACTCAATATTTTCAGCTTTTAAAAAAGCAGCATCTTCAATTAACCCTTCAACCAATTGTCTTTTAGATTCCTCAACTGTCTCGAAAATCTTGCTCAATTTCTCGCATTCTTGTACATAAACGGCGCTTTTAGACGGCATTTTCAAAACCTCCATCCGATTTCAAAATTTTAGCCGTGTCTCCTAGTTATCTGCGGGGGACGGTCTACAGAACTTTTTATTTTAAAAAATAACCCGGGGGGGATGTTAAAAAATTCCTTTTATTTACTTTTTTTAGGATTATTTTAAGTTTTTTTTTATAATTTTTTTTAGAAATAATTTTTTAAAAAATTATTGTGTGTATTGCTCAAACCATTTGTCGATGTAACCTTGCCACTCCGCTTGCCTGTACTGCCTTTGCTCATCCATTGCTAGACGTTGGAGACACTCCTCTTTACTTGCCTCGCAAAAGATAAGCTCAGCATTTAAATCATTGGCCATCCTCTCACGCTTATACTTATCAGCATAGCCACCAATCACCCAGGCATTGGTCCACTTGCCATAGCGTGTCTTGATGTTATCCACAATCTGATTGTGGATAAATCGAACATTGGTGAATAGGTTATCGGGTTTGTCGTAGGTAGGTAGCAGTGTCATGGCTGAGTACAAAGCATCCATGTCTACCACCAAGTCTCCTCTCATTACCTGTTGTCTCACAAAGGTTGTCTTACCTGAAAGAGGTGGACCATACACAAGATAGACCTGGCGTAGTTTTTGATAGCCGAATCGCTTATGCTCTTTGTTGTGACAGTCAAAACAAATAATCTCAACCAAGTCAGGGTTGAGACTAACAGAATAATCGTTGACATTTTCCGGTGTCAACTCGACTGTATGATGACCGATAAGGTCTCTTGACTTAGGGATAATCTTATTACAGTGTGCACATACATTCCCTCGCTCGAGGATGAGCTGCAGTCTAAAGTTAACCCATTGCCTAGAAGCATAAAAAGATTTAATGACAGCATGTTTTGTCATAACATCACCATGCCTTTGCTTTGACAGCGTCGATGTCTGCTTTAAGTTTAGTCGCTTGCAATCTATGTTTCTCCTTAACCTCTTCAGGTGGTAGCTCTCTGATCATCTCTTCGTACTGCCTTATCTTCCTGCTCAATGCTGCAGAAGCAGATGCTTGAGCAGTTAGCGCCTTCGCTTGTTTGTCCCATGCTTGTTGATACTCCCATTCATATTCATCTATTTCCTGAGTGCCTGTAGCAATTGATGTGTGCTTTTCTTTTTTGACAACCTTTGTGACATCGTCTTTATCTTTGACATACATAATCTTTTGAGCACGGATAAAGTTCGTAAACATCACTAAGATTTCTTCCCATACGATATCAAGAGGACTCATGCCTGCACGCGTGGCGTCATAGATTTCTTTCCAGTCCTCTTCTGTCGGCAGCCACTTTTGATAGTAGCCATGTTTCATAGCGTTATCATTATCTTTAGGTGCTCCACCTTTATTACCAACGGCATTTTTATTACGATATGGCGCACCACGTTTGGGCTGGGAATCAGGAATGTCATCCCACTTGTCAACACTCTTCCACTTGCGGACTTGGCTGGCACTCACGCCGAGTTCTTCTGCAATATCTTTTAAACGTCTCTCTCTAGAGCTTTTAAGCCATAATCTCAAGGCTTTGAGACGGTTAGGACTTATTGGTCTCGACACCTCATAAACACCACCTCCAGGGAATTGAGTTGTTTTCACACGCCATCATTTTTAGTTTTTATCACCTTTAAAAAATGGGACAAAAAAACGATGAAAAATCTTTGGGAAATAATCAAAAATGCTCATTGATTACCCCTAAAATAATGCTGACAAATGTAACATAATCTAACTAAAATATGGGTAATGAGTACACCACAACTAATATTGTGTTGCACTCACGTAAATCCGCAATCCTTTGTCACCATTAGCTTTAATCCCTCTACCCTTTATGAGTGCGACATCTCTTAATTTGTGTTGCACTCAACACGCTTTTTTGTCACATTTAATGGATTAAGTCAATTGCAAAATTGCCGCATCCATCATGTCTTGAGTGACACCAATATAGCGTAAAGTAATCGTTGGATCGCTATGACCATACATATCCATTAGTAACGCGAGGTTATGTGGATCTCGTTTATATAATTGATAGCCCCATGTCTTACGCATCGTATGTGTGCCAATATCGGTTAATCCAAATACCTCTGCTGCATCATGTAACATTTTATAAGCCGTACTGCGATCAAACGGTTGTCCTCTTAATCTGCTCTTAGTCTTAAGCTGACGACTTGGAAATAAAAAATCCTTATCTTTTTTGTCCATGATGTATCCATCTAGGTCATTACGGATAGACGGATGGATAATAAATCGTTTGCGATTGTGATTCTTTTTTTCTACGAGTCCTACGTGCGTCCCTCTGACCATACCAATACGCAATGTCCTCAAGTCACTGACACGCAACCCACTATAGATACCCATGCAAAAAAATAAATAATTACGCATACTTCTCAACTTTAAATAGGCCTTAATGCCTTCGATCGTATACGGATCACGAATGGGTTGTACGACATTCATTTCATTTCTTCACCTTCTTTTTAAACGCAAAAAAAAGACATCCATTGACGGATGTCTCGCTTTTTTTATGAAATTAACCTATTACCATCATAGCACGCTTTTAACCAAATTCTCTGCCTTTATTCTGCCAAAATCCTGCCATTTTTCTGCCACGATTCTGCCATTAAATATACTTATCCTGCCATAACATAAAAGCAAGCTTGTAATAAGCACGTGCTTTCACGCGATAATATTTTCTTTCACTCATGCCTAACGATCGATAAACTTCGTAGTCCATGATTTTATCCTCTTCCATGCAACTTTTAATGATGACCATTCTTTCGTCAAGGTTCAGTCGATTCACACAACGTTGTATTTTTCTAATAAAGGGGTCTTTTTTTTGATCTCTGCTAGCTATTTCTACGGCTGAATCTTCAGTTGAGGAATGAAATTGATTAGAAAACGTTGGTACCAAGCTAAATGTCTGTGTCACTTTTGGCATGTAGTCTTCCGGTAATGTTAATAAAAATAGTCGATATTTTTCAAAGATAGCTTCAATGGCCGTCTTAGTAGATTGTCGGTCGATGATGGGCAACTCAAAAGATAATTGTTCAGCCATTCTTACAGCTCCTTATATTATGGTATACTTGCTACATAATAACGGTTAAGGAGCAACATGAGCCTAGTTGGTGCTAGGCTTATTTTATTTATTAATTCAAAGCACCATCCATTAACAAAAAACACATTTTACTATCAATTTCTATCTCCTTAAATTGTTCAAAAATTTTACAAACAGTACGTTGCATATCTTTATAACCTTTTGTTTCAGCATCTTTTAAAAAATAAGCAGTATATTTTATAATCGCATAATCTCTTTGCACTTGATTTATGGATTCAATGTCTTCTAAACCAGCAACGGAAGCATTATATTCTAATTTTGCTTCTTCTATGTCTTCAGCTTTTAACAATGCATAATATGGTTCATTCACTTCAAAATATTTGATCATATCAATCCTCCTCATTCTCTCATTGACTCATAGACTTTATGTTGTAAGTGTTTGGGTAAGGCATCTACTATAATGACCTCAATTGTTTTAAAGTGTTGTCCACACTCCAAACATTTTTGACTACGATACACCTTATGACCCTCTGTTGATGTATTAACGGACATTTTTTTGTTACAGACTGGGCATAGCATGACTGATTACTCTTTCATAACAGACATGGCTTTACCTATTTGTTCGATGCTTAAGGATGTATGATATGCCATATCTATTAATCGTTGCGGTATTAACCAATTTTCAAATAAATCTTTCATCTTATTGCTTACATTATCCGATGCGTGTTGACTCAGGTTATACATAAGTGTAAATGGTTCTTTATTTTCATATTCTTTTTTTTGCCTTTTTAATGATTCAATTTCCTTAAGCAAAAATTTTATATCATCTTTACCAATGTTTTTACCTAATTCCAACTCGGCCTTAATGCGTTCCATTCTGCTCATTTAGTCGACCTCCTTCTATTTCTCAAACCTTCATTCATATTTTTATAAAGCTCAAACAACTCGTATGTCTCTCTATCTGTCTCCTCATGCTTACATTCTAAGGTTTTAATCCTTTGTCTAATTTTGTCTATTATGATTGCTTGATAGAGTAAAGCACCGCACACCAACACAACAAAAATAGCTATAAATATTAAGTCTACTGTGAGCATTTGATTACCCTCCTAAGCCAGGACATATACAATCCCAATCGTAATCATCAACATCAAATTTGATAGTTTCGTCTTTGATTATTTCACCTTTGTGTATTTCTATGTCTTGATTAAAACATCCACCTTTTTCAAAGGCGTATATCTTGATATCGATACAAAAATATCTAGATAATCTAGCTAGATCACTTGCTTCTACAATCCAAGCTTGTCTAAAGCTAGGTAAATAGATAACTTGTTCATCCTCTTCATCTTTAGTGTTACGATCGTCCCAAAAAATTTCTAAAATTTTGTCGTTAATAAAAGCTCTCCTAGTGCCTGCTACATAAAAACCTAAATCATTTGGAGCTATGAAAGTATACATTGATCGTCCATATTTCATTTTAATTGGCCTTAATTTTACTTTTTCACCGTTTGCTATTTTAGCAGAATCACCTATCGTTTCAGCTGCCTTTAATGCCTCTTCCAAAAAACAGGTTAAGTCGTGTTTATTACCTCGAAGTTTTAATGTTCCCTCTGCCCAATTTGGCATTTAATCACTCCTCATAATCTCCTAGCAATATCGTAAACAACAGGCACAGTTATAGTATTTCCAGCTTGCTTATAAAGCTGACTATCCGAATTGACCTTTCTTGCATTATCAAACGCACAATCAGGAAATCCTTGTAATCTCCAACATTCTCTTGGAGTGAGTTTGCGTATATAATAGTAATATCCATCTATGACCATGATCCCATGTTTATCTTGTGTGGTTAGCGTAAACATTGGCTCGCCATCCTCTTTGATGAGACGACCGTTTTGTTTTTTGTTGTAACTAACAGCAATAATAGGCAAAACGACTTTAGAATCTCCACCATGTGTATTAGCTCTTAATGTGGGGACATAGTCTTTTGGTTTTAACTGTTTTTTACGTCCTTGATCGTCGATGATGGCGACATGAGGTTGTCTGCCTCCTCCTTGTCCTGTATCTAATGTCTCCGTAATACCACTAGGGTCAAATACCTGCATGTTACGTCTATATCCTTGTCTATGAGCCAAAATCTTAATGGCACCACGTTGATTTTTAGGCATTAACTCAACGAGTCTCTTTACCTTATCAGGCGAAAGGAAATATTTGTCGTCGACATCCTCCTCTAAGATGTCCGATAATGTAGACGCGCTCTCTGTTTTGCGGTACATAGGCTTTGCTGTTAAACAACAACCATTCCACATCATACCCAAGTTCATCCAACGTTCTGAGGATGACCTCAAAGGTATTGCCTTTGTCGTGGTTAAGGAGTCCTTTGACGTTTTCAAGGAGTAGATAGCTAGGTTTGAGAATAGATGAGAACCTTGCGATTTCAAAGAATAAAGTGCCTCGAGTATCGTCGAATCCTCTTCTTTTCCCTGCAACGCTAAAAGCCTGGCACGGAAATCCTCCAGTGATAAGGTCGATGTATCCGATTGATCGTATGTCGTTGTCTTGTACTGTTGTGATGTCATGTGCTGTCCACTCTCCTTCTGTGTCATACATAGCCTCATAGCTTTGTCGTGCAAATTTATCTATTTCGACGTAACCAACACATTGATGTCCAGCTTGCTCCAATGCCATCCTAAATCCACCTATGCCAGAAAAGAGATCCAGGAATTTCATTTAATCACCCTTTGTTTAAGTCAAATAAACTCAATTGTTTGATCTGTTCTGCAGCTACTTTATTTAACCAAAGACATTCTTTTTTCTTTGCACCTGCTTCTGCTAAAACGATGCGTTCTTCTACATTCCATTCATTTAAGTATTTTTGATAGATCGCATTATTATATCCGGATAAAAGGACTGGACCATTATGATCTTTAAGGACTTCGATTAAATCAATATGACCTTGATCATCCATTTCATTGGCATAATGTCTATTTGTCCTAGTCGATCTCACATAAGGTGGATCTGCATAGATTAAGACATTCTTGCGGTTATATCTTTGGATGAGATGTAAGGCATCTTGATTTTCAATTTGCGCCATTTTTAATCTATTTGAGATTGAAATAATGGTCTCTGGTAATGCACTCCATTGTTTCGTGTTGTTTGGACCATTTATAGATATGATTGATCTCCAACCTGTAATGTCAGAGGTTTTTGCTCCGATTGCTTGCCAACACCTAATTAAAAACCTTCGGGCATCTTCTAAAGCATCATCAGATTTTTCATAACTTCGTTTATATTCTTCCCTAGAAAAGGGAGTGAAAGAAATTAAACGGGCTAATTCTTCGGGTGTTTTTCTGATTACGCGAAATAAGTTAATCAATCGACTATCTATGTCATTTATTGTCTCAATTTTGACAGGAGATTTATTAAAAAATACCGCTCCGGATCCAAAATATGGTTCAAGGTAGACTTCGTGTTTTGGAATGTAATTTATAATCCATTTAGCCATTGACCACTTACTGCCTGGATAATTTAAGATTCTTTTAATCTTCTCAATACCAATCAGCCCTCCTCTTACTTAGTCTTAACATATTTGGATTCAGAATGAACTTTCCTTGCGTTTTCTTGAACTATTTTTACTGTTTCAGCAGTAGCTCTGGCAATAAAATTAACGGCTGGTTCAGGAAGATGATAGACTTCTACGATTTTATTAAAAATACTTGATGGTAACACTTCTCTACCGTTTTCATAGCCAGATAATTCAGAGGAGGAAATACCTAAATTATCGGCCATATTTTTAAGCATCTCTCCTCTTTGAGATCGCAAATCAAGTAAACAATTCATTAAAGGTGTTTTCATTAGTTAACCTCCGCGCCTAATGCTTTTAAGCTTGCTAAACATATTGCCAATGGAGCTGATTCATGAGTTTTATAGATATTTTTCTCATGACTATTAATATAAACACGCCAATCTCCTACTTTAGCTATACCGGATTGAACGAAAGCGTTATTTTCGCTATTAATGTTTATAATGTCTATTCTGTACCCCATCTCTTTCAATTTCTCTACCACCATCCAAGCGTCTTGGATTCTTGTGGATGGTGCAAAACCCTGTTTATTATTTGTACCAGGGAAATATGTTTTTAAGTTTTGGTCGACTACTATAACATCTCCATTTTCTTCAACAAAACTTTCCAACCCCATGACATTGGTCGCCACCAGCGCATCACACTCAAGTCCTGCTTTCATGATTCAATCTCCACCCCAAATTCTTTAATAGCTGCTAGACATATTGCATTAGGGACAGTATCTCCAACAATTGCACCGTGTTGTGGATTTTTAAGCCATGTAACTACACTTGCATATCCATTTGCATACTGACGCGTTTCTATGCTATATCCCATCTCATTAAGCTTGTCGACCACCATCCAAGCGTGTTCTATTTCGGTTGATGGTTTAAACTCATCAACTGTCATAACCATGTACCCTTGCTTGTCTGCGTAGATTTTGCCGTAGTCATGGTTAACATCACGTTCCCACCCCATAATTTTTGTTGCAATAATATCATCTAATTCAACGCCTGGTTGCATTATCAATCACCTCTATCTGTCGCTCTATAAAGTGCAGATGATCTGTGTTTAAGCCGTTATCTAGCACATACTCTGCAACAAAAACTTTAGCCTCTAATTTATTAGCAAAAATACCTTTGATGCTATCAGGTCCACCACTTTTGTTATTATCCATAACGATCCAAATGGGAAGAGTGGGTGCGACATCAGCAGCTTTGATGATTCCTACGCTAATTTGAGAAAAATCTTTATTAACTTTACAAATATCTGCTTTTAACTCTTGATCCGTCATAATGTACCTCCTCTTGTCAATGTTTTTCATAGATTCCAGCAATCGCAGGAAATTTATAAAACTCTTTGCGTATGTCCCTAAACGTTAAATAGGCGTTGCCTCTTGCCATGGGATAATCTAATGGATAGTCATGGCAGCTTAATGGTTTATGGTGATAAACCTTTTTAAAAAAATGAATAGCCTGTTGAGCATCAGAAGCAAAGATAAAAACAAACGTTATTTTATTTTTTTTGAGAGCAAATATTTTGATTTGACTAAAGCCAAGACTATTTTTTTGGACCATCTCTTGTACTTTTTGAGCGTCACACTTTGGCAGTTGCGCTACATCATCCTCTAACGTGATGCGACTCTCTTGTAGGCAACATAAAATATAATGACCCATGACACGCTCTTCATTGGCTATGCAATAGTCATACATCTCCCTTATTTTCATCGGTGACGACTCCTGTGTAAGGATTATAATCCGCTCGTGCTGTCCCAATGGGACCATTACGATTCTTGGAGATAATAATTTCAAGGCCATCATCTGTGCTCGTTTGGTCATAATATTTTTCTCGGTGCAAAAAAGCAATCACATCTGCATCTTGTTCCACACTTCCTGATTCACGAATATCAGACATCTGTGGGCGCTTGTTTTGTCGTTGCTCCACATTACGATTGAGCTGTGCCAAACAAATGACCGGGCAATTAAAATCTTTAGCCATACTTTTAAGATCGCGCGAAATCTCAGTGACTTGTTGATGCACATTCCCGTTATAAAAATGCTTGGACCGTATCAAGGTTAAGTAATCTATCAAAATTAATGGCTTTTTATTGGGATACTCATTGGTACTCCATCTCATTTTGGCTCTGATATCGGCGATCGATTGCGAGGAGTTATCAAAAATTTGTATGTGTGTTTGCTCCACTTGACCGATAATTGATGACCATATGCGTTTTTGATAATCGCTAAAATCTCTGTAAGGATTGCGCATTTTAATCCGATTAAATTTACCTGTTGAGGCAACCAATCGTTCTGTTATTTTTTTTTCGGGCATTTCAAGTGAAAATACATTGGGAGTATATCCTGCCCACCCTGCTTCCTTAGCAAAGTGCAGCATAATGTCTGTTTTACCCATCGACGGACGTGCACCAATAATAATCAATTCTCCGTCCTGGAAGCCTCCCGTCATCAACGTTAGTTGGCTTATGCCTGTGGGTATGCCCATTTGTTGGACACTGTCTTTAAAAGGGCGATCAAATATATCCTGCAAACTTTGATTGATGGAGGTATGATCGCTCACTTTGGATTGATTAAGCCCATCCAATGTCTGTCTGACATGATCGATATCCCAATCCTCACTGATTGCCTTTTGCAACAGTCGTCGTTTTTCGCGCTCTCGCCAATCCTCCAAAACAAGTGTTTCATACTCGTCAAATTTCTCAATATTGGCATAGGATTTTAGCTCGTTGACATAGGAGATACCCCCAATAGATTGCAAGTCTCCCAATGTTGATAACGTCACGACATCAACACTGTTGCCTTTTTGGATTAATCCTTGCATGACCTGCAGTAAGTATTTATGCCGACTATCCTCGAAATGGGTCGGTTGGATCAACGAATCTTTAATCAAGTAATTCGCTTGGATAAAAGACCCCAGTAGGGATTGCTCGGCATTCATGTTTTACTCCTCCCCGGCGTTTATGTCGTACTCAAATTGATTGGGGACGTCCCTACCTGATGGCTTTGATCCATTGACTAATTGAAAAGAATGCTTAGAATCCTGACTGTCGATCTGCAAACGGTCAAATTGTTTGCGCAGCTTATCTGCACTCAAAATATTTTTGTACCAAAAATGATGGGATTGGCACCACATAATCACGTCCTGTATCTCTTTGCCTTGCCGATTGTCTCGCTCCATCATCAAACGCATTGTATTCGCCCAGGATTCCAAATTCGGCGATTTAAACTTGGGATAATTGGCTTGGATTTTTTTCAAAAGCAATTCAGCCAATTTTAAGTGATGGGTTTCAAATTTTAATTTGGAACGTAATGTATTATTCTTTTCATTCTTTACATTCTTGTTTGTGTGCTTTACTGTCGCTTTAGTGTCGCTTTGGTGTTCCTTTACTGTCTTTTTTTTGTCTTCACTATCTTGGTAACTATCATAGTTTTCAACGGTTATCGTTGTTTTTTTTGTGTCGCTATTTACAGATACCATGCCTTCAAGTTTTAACACGTGTAAAAACTGCGTCACTTTGTTATTTGACCATTGCCAACGTTCACCTAATTTGCGGATAGAGGTCACTCTTTGCCCGCGTTTGATCTCGATTAATTTGTTGCCAAACAACACTTTCCCGTCCTCATGATTGGCTAATAATAATAAATCTATCCAGGCTTCATATTTTGAAAATAGCCGTTTCTCTTTGTACAGCCAGTGCTCATGGAGTGAGCGATGGAGTTTGATCCACCCTTGCATACATTTGTCACCTCGATGGGATAATTTTCTCTTGGTTGGTATAACGATTGATTAAAACGAGTTCATCAGTTGTGTGCTTGGATACAAGCCAATTTTCGGGATTTAGACCATAATAATTAATTAACGTGCGTTGTCTTCGTGTGGGAGCCTTGCCGTTCTTCACACTCTTGCTCTCCTTTCACATATTGCAAATCCGTCTTTAGTACCTTTGATGATATAATCCGGATAACGTCGCATATAGTGAGTGAGCACCGATTGAAAGACAGACTGGTCTTGTGTCGTTTTTATCGCCCAAATTTCTTGTGGAAGTAATACACGATAGGGCACAGTATCCAACATATTGACGCATCCTCCTATCCAATCAGCCGCACTCTCTATATTGACATGTTTAAGGGTTATCGCTACACTGTAAGTAATAAGCTTTTGTTTTTGCGATAACCACTTGAGTAACTAGCTTTCTAGTTACTTTTCTTGTTCCACCAAATCTTTGACACGTTGTAGCATTTTCAACGTTTCATTGTCTTGATTTGCTTGTGCTTTGTCCTGCAAATGTTCAATCATTTCAACTGCCGCAACGATCTTATGATCTGTACCATAACCTCTTAGGATCAATTGGTCCTTTTCCGTAAACATTTCAATGGGTTGACCTTCTTGCCACCCATTTTGTTTCCTTATTTCTTTTGGAATGACCACACGACCTAATTGATCCAATTTGCGTACAATCCCTATTGCTCTCATCTGTGACTGCCCTTAGCTCGATGTCCCATCACAAAACCAAAAATGGATAGACCGACTAATAATACTAAGGTACTCCCCACACATAAGGTGGCACTCATCGGTATAACGTGCATACGTGACTCGTCCTTTCTTCATACATTTTTTTAATTGATTTAACGCTCTATATTAACCCCTTTATCTCTCTTTTGATGGGGGACGTGATCCCCCTCTCTATTAAGCGATGATAATAATATGTCCTTCGGATATTTCATCAGCTAGCTCAGCTTCTAAGTGCTCTTTGATATTTTTGATAGCCTCTAATTGCCAAGCACCACCATCCGCCTCAAATAGTGCACATGTTGGACCGTCTTTCATCCTAAAAATGAAATCGCTTTGCGGTTGATCAATTTCGACAAATGTTCGCCAAGGTCGTAACAAAACTGGATTAGGAACGACAACCTCACCAACTGTGGCTACACCCGTTTTAGCTATTACTTTCTGAGAAATCCCGTCATCTCCAAAGGTTGTGACATTCTCGTCTTTGACATTGCCCACCACTTTGAGGATGGTTTGCCTGTCCTCGTTATCGATAAAGGCTGCCTGCAAATTGATAATAAAATGTTCAACACTGTAAAAATTGTTAAACTTAAAATCGGATAAAAGTGCTTCTGCACCAATGTATTGATTGCGATCGTAATCTCCAACATACGCACTCATGGCAACCACTTTAGTGGGTGACTCGACATGCACCATCACATTATTATCAGCGGTGTCAAAATCAAAGTTGGCTTTTAAGTAATCAATTAAGCCTGATAAACTATTGACCGTTAATTTGTCTGGGCTAGGTGGTTGAATGCGATGTAAACGATTCGTAGAGTAAAAACTGTTACCTACCTGCTCAATTTTGGTTTGTCCTAAACCAACTACATATTCCAACGCATCTCTGTCATTCGTCACTTAACATCCCTCTTCTTCCTGAAATCGGTAATTTTTGACCCATCATCCTCGGAAATATCGCCTTCTTCATCGACAAACGTCTGTCCTTTAACGCCTGATTTTAATTCAGACGCGCCAACATTGCCTTTGCCATCAACGCCTATAAGCAAGCTTGACGATACAGATTTAGCAGGTGCTAAAGTTGGATTAGCCGTAATATCTACCTCAGCAATATCTCTGTTTTCGTTGGCTTTAAGTGTGACCGTCATGGTCACCTTGCGTACCTTTGTTGGCTCAGTATTTGGATCTGCAATGTTCTCGACGACCTTTTGCAACTCAAGGTTAAATCTTTCTGATAATGCTCCCCCTGCAAAGTTATTCAAATCAACAATTGGCATCCTATTCCCTCCTTTTGTAGGCTGTCTCATCAGATTGGGGTGCCTATCTCCCAATGACAGGGATTCATCCCTGTTTCGACTGTTTTTGCAAGAGGTTCCCTTTCCTAATTTGATAGATTTTCAATCCTTTCTTCGGTACCATCTGCTTTTACAGTTACTACGACTGACCAACCACATTTACAGCCACGTTGAAATGTATCCTCATCAACATTTAGCGACCCTGAGCCATTGCCAATCATTTGACTGCCACACTGTGGGCAAAATATAAACTCCTTGCACAGCTCATCAAATTTTTGCAATTTCAAATAATTTCCCCCTTTTAATGCCTCCCGGCACTGTACGCGGCTCAAGTGATTTCACGAATTGGGGGAATAAAATCATTTTTTGAGCCACGTACAGCAACGAGAGTTGCTGTTGATAGATAAAAGTAGTAGACTATACTTAATCAATTTTGTTTTGTAAGATTGTTATATTGAGCTGTCACTTGCGCAAAAGTGATGGCTTTTCTTTTTTTGTAGTCGATCATGATCTAGCCTCAACGACTGCTTGATGTATAGCCACAGCGTATGGATCCTTTACAATGTAGTACTCATAAATACACTCAATGTCACTTTGCAAGTTAGCCAAATACTCATCTCTTAATTGTTTGTCTGGGATAGCCTCATACTTTTTTAGCCGATTTGTAAAATGGAGCATGTCACCTGTCGTCATGATTCTTTTCCTCCCAATTCATTTTTTATTACCTTGTCCAATATCCTAGCGTCTTTCTTTAATTGCTCTTGCCACTTTAAGTCATTTGTCGCATGTGCCATAAGAGAATAAATCGCAAGCTTGTCACGTTCCCACTCAATATTAGGCCCTGTTGCTTTTTCTTTAACTTTCTCCAGGAGATACTTACGACAAATAACTAAATCTCGTGATTCTTGAGGTGTCAATTCGTATTTAAGATGTTTAGCTGTCAATTCCAGGTACAACTTTTCCACGTTTTTATTCATTTCTTTAGCCTTCTCTCATTCTTTTAGGGTAAGTCAGGATATGATGCATCCATAGACCACCATACCCTCTTCATTTTTTCATTGCGATAACAGACTCAATTCTTCGTTTAATTCGTCGTACAATGGAGTGATAGGCATTTTCTTTTCTCCCCAAATTCTCATGTATTTAATGGCTTTTTCCAAATCAATGTAAGATAATTGCGCTATTTTTTCAGGTATTTCCATCTGCTTGAATAATATTTTTGGGTCAATTGGTAACATAATTAATCCTTTCTTTTTTATTTTCTTTCTGCCCCTCACTTTTTTCATTCATAAAAATTTCACGATAAATTTCTCTAAAAATACTTTCTTTTTTTATTTGTTTTTCATGTTCAGTCACTTTAATCCCCTCCATAAGTCAACAAATAGGCGACTTTTTATTTAAAAAAAACTGTCCAATCGTCTAGTTCCAAAATATCAGAAATTTTCTTTGCTAATTCCACTGAAGGTTGCTTAGTACTGTTCTCAAGGGCGTTATAATATTGCCTGGATAGACCTAATCTTTTAGCCATTTTTTCTTGAGTCCATTTTTTTTCTTTCCTTTTATCTAATAGAGCTGGCATTAATACTACCTCCTTTTGTCGCCCTTTCGTTGACATAACTATAAGTCAACATTTAAGCGTTGTCAACACATAAATTACATTGATTTTTACAAAATGTAAACTTTGCGTTGACAATTTTTATCATTTTGGTATTATTGCTACTAAGGAGTGAGCATAAAATGTACGGTAAAAAATTAAGAGAACTTCGCAACTTAGAGGCATGGACACAAGAAGAAGTCTCTAAAAAATTAGGAGTATCAAAACAAACTTACAGTCATTACGAAAATGAAAAAAGAAAACCAAGTCTAGATATGGTTCATAAATTAGCAGATGTTTATGGAGTGGATTTAAATACTGTTTTCGGTACTAACGGATCATCAAAAAATGTTAAAGAAGGTCCTGAAAAATATTATTCAGATTCATCAAAATTTAAAAGGTTACCTATTGTTGGTAGAATTTCTCACGATGAAGATATAGTTTCGTATGAAGAAGTACAAGGTTATGAAGATATACCATCCTCTTGGTTAAGTGAAGATGAATATTTTTTATTCAGAGCTAGCGATAATAGTATGATTAATGCACGAATTCAAAAAGACGACTTGCTTCTTATAAAGAGACAGAACACGATTGAAAATGGTGAAATTTCAGTCGTATATATCGATGGTAGTGCTGTATTGAAAAGAATTTATGAAACTGATTCTGCGATAATATTACAATCTGAAAATCCGAAATATCCACCAATTTCCATTGAATATGATAAAAAAATTAAAGTAATCGGTAAACTAAAATTAGTTATTTTAACATTTTAAAATTGAGGTGTAAAAATGAGGGTAGTCATTTATATTCGTGTATCCACTAAAGGACAGGCCTTGGAAGAAAAGTATTCTTTGCGTGCTCAAGAAACAGAATTAACAACCTATGTACAAAAAATGGGCTGGCAATTAATTAATACCATTAATGATATAGACAGTGGAGGAAATTTTGAGAAACAAGGTTTACAAACAGTAATGAATTTTGCTGATGAAGGAAAAATAGATGTTGTTTTAGTACTTGATCAATCTCGTCTATCTCGTCTCGATGGATTGCATTGGGAAATGCTAAAGGCAGTACTTAAAGAAAATAACGTTAAGCTAGCGGAACCAGGTAGCATGATCGATTTAAATGATGACATCCAGGAATTTATGAGTGATATACAAAATTGGTTTGCAAGGCGAGGGAAAAAAGAAGTTGTCAAAACTATGATGCGTGGCAAACGTCAAAGACTCAGGGAAGGTAAACCTTGGGGTAAAGTTCCATATGAATACATTTATGACAAACAAACGCAAACCATTTCAGTTAATGATAAATTTGCTTGGGCCATCCCTATGATTGACGATTTATACTTAAAACAGCAATTAGGATTAGTTACAATTGCAAAACGACTAAACGACATTTCTTTAACTCCAGCAGGTAAAATGTGGAACGAAAGAACAGTTTATCATAGAATTACATCTAAAGCTTATCATGGCATCATGGAAAAAACATTTGAAAATGGTGAAACCATTTCTATTCCAAACATGTTCCCTGTTTTAAGAACTGAAGAAATATATCTTGCTATCCAAGAAGAAAAAAGAAAAAGAAGTACACAATATAAAATTTCATCTTATACCAAAGAAAAATATAAGAAAAACATCCATTTTTTAAGAAGAACTTCTATCACTTGCGGCCTATGTCAATACAAAATTTATTTATCACAACATGGTAATCGATCTAAACCATCCTATTATCTCAAACATGGACGTAAAGCACGACTTGGAGATAAATCAGTTTGTGATATATCTATTAACTCCGTTAGATTTGATCAAAATATACTTAATGCAATTAAAGATATTTTGACAAGCGAAGAACTTGCAAAAAAATATATTGATCTTGATCACAATGAAAAAGATATCGATATAATCAAAGAAAATATAAAAAAAATAGATAAGCAAATACAAAATCAGCATACGAAATTTGAACGTCTGATGGATCTTTATTTAGATGATGAATATTTTAAAAAAGAGATGTTAGATGAAAAAAAGACATTTATAGAAAATGAACTCTCTATGTACCAAAAAAGAAAAAATGAGTTAAACATAAAACTAGAAATGGTAAAAAAAAATCAATGGAATTATAATCTCATATCTCAATATATGCAATTAGCTTATTCATTTAATGAACGTCTAACCAATTTAGAACGAGCACAATTAGTAGGTACACTGTTTCCTACAGCAACATTATATGAAAATAATATTGTATTACACGGCCAACATGATACCGGATTACCCATTGATGTAAAAGTACCTATTAATCCTAACCCATATCCAACAAGAGGACGTCATGTTAAAAAATAATATTTAAGGGTTTTTACCCTGTTTCATTGAAATGATGATTGTCTTATCGATCATTTCCATTTTGCTATTGATTGTTATTCCTAATATGACAAAAAGTCATGAGGTGGCGAGTAGTAAAAGCTGTCAAACAACTGTTAAATTGCTGCAA